TTTATCAGTTCAATAGGAGTGGTGGGATTCGAACCCACCCTGGATGGATTTTCTTACCACTACAACTTTCGTTGCCTCATAGAGTTTGTGGTCTGGAGCACCCCTTAACCATATCCTTAAGGATTTAGGTTTCCACCGTCTGCTCTCTACACCTTCATCTTACGATGCTTGGCTCGGGATTGCCATTTTACAGGTTTCCCCGAATTTGATGGATTACACTTATAAGGTTTCCCAAATAAGGCTCAATTTTCATAAGTCCACTGCCTCTTCCGCTGGGCTACACTCCCATAAAAAACTCACACTTGGTAAGTAATAGGATTATACTTCAAGTACTCAAAGAATGTCAAGCGCATTTCTTTTTGTGACATTCCACAGTGCTTTGCTGCTTGAGGAAGGTTCATTTTAGAGTAAAATAAACCTTCATTTGCTTCCTTCACATTCTCTGGAGTTGTTTTCACTGGTTCTTCTTTCAGTGCTTTGTAGTTAATGCGATAAGGATTCATTTTTAAAAAAGTAATAGGGGCAATTTTTTGTCGGAGATTTTTTTGACCTTTTTTGGAAATTAAAGTGGATTTGCATATGTGAGAGTTTCTTCGTCCAGTGTAGCACGAACAAACTTTAGCACATTCATAAACTCTTCCATTGTATCGCAGGCAACTTGCTTCTCACCACCTTCATTGGAATAAAGGTACACTGTTCGCTTAATGGGGTCAACCACGCAGCGTGTCAGGTACTCGTCTTGCATTCGGTCGTCCGCTGATTACCCAAGTATCATAGCACGGTCAGTCCGCCCTGTCAACCCCTGCCTCCATTGATAACATATTCTCTATTATCACCTGGATAATCATTTGGCGTAGACCCAGGATACTCTGGGAGGTTTTTACTCACATCCTTTCTTTCTCCATAAACAACATAAGAACAATTAATTGGACCTCCCAAATTATTCTTAATAATAATTCTTTGACCCCACTCAATCTTTTCGACAAAAAGTTCTTGATAAACACCAATAGAAGTTAGAGTAACACCAATCGTTTCTGCATCAACAAGATTTTTCCAATATTCTGGAAGTTCAATAACGTTGCTTTCTACTAATTTTCCTCGCAAATATACTTCTGCATCAGGTCCTTCAAGACAAATGTATCTCAATCTATAATTTTGTTTTGTTGGATGTGGAATATCAAATGATTTTTTACTAGCAATTTGACTATAGATATCTGTAATTGTTGCTCCGGTGATATTACCTATGACATTTAAATTATTATTAACTTCTAAATTCCTATCAATGTAAACATCCCTACTAAAATTAGTTTGATTAGCCTCCACATTAAAGGTTGGAATCGGTCCACTGTTTCTTTCTAGTGTAACTGTATCGGTGCTACTGCCATCTAAATGCATATAGACATAATCTGCAGGAGATTCTGTTGTATTTACAAGAACCATCGAAACATCATCGAGATTAAAATATCCATCAAAAGGATCTAATGAAAAATCATCATTGTCTCTATAATTAATATCAAATGAAGGACCAGTGAAGGTTCCATATCTTCCAAAGGTAAATGCCATTACGAATCAATCTCCGTTACTAACTGAGGTACATCTTTTCTGGTCCCAAAAATATGATAAAAACAATTCACTGGAATTCCAGGTTTTGCTTGAAGATAGACTTTATTATCACCAATTCTCTTGACAATAATATCTTGATGAGCACCAATTGGAGTAATAGAAACTGTAATAGTGTCTTCATCAACTAATTTTGTCCAATATTCTGGAAGTTCAATTTCAGCACTATTTAACAACCTTCCACGAACGTAAACTCCATTTTCGGGACCCTCAAGGCAAGTGTGAACTAATTTTTTACCCTTTTTTGTTGGATGATCGATTACAAAGTTCTTAATTGTTGCTTGAAGTACTTTCGTTCTTACAACTTTTGCTTCGATATAAGTTGATTTAAGTAGTAAATCAACTCTTACAAAACTTTGAAATCTTGAATATAACCTACACCATAAAGAATATAGGGGGATTGTTTTAGCATCTGGATTTGTTAATGGTCCAACCATTAAGGTTGCCTTGCAACTATTATGTGCCCCAGCTTCACCAGTTTGGAAAGGACCTTCAACATAACCAGATCCATTGATTTTTGTTGGTCCAATTCCAAGTGCTTTTGGAAATCCAGACCCAACCATCATTTGCCCGCCACAGGCTGCATCGTCCAATAAAAATGCCATTGTCGTTCTCCTTACTTATTGTTACTTTTTTGAATTGATCTTCCACCAACTTTAGAATCTTTATTACAAACTGCATCACTCACTCCACGAATAAGTGATGCATAAAGAGACAATCCACTATTTGCAGAGAGTTCTACAGTTCCAGGTGATGCCAATTTCAATATAGATTTGGCATTTACTGTGATTTCTTTTGCATCCAATTCAATATTTTGTGATGCATTTATTCTAATGTTTCCTTTAGATCCCCCTTCACCAACAGCAACTAATTCAATATCAGTTCCCTGAAGTCTCAACTTCCCATTTGATGCATTAATCACAATATTTCCATTCCAAGAATGTATAAACAAAGTATCTTCCACTTCTGTTTTATCAATACCAGATTCTATAGAAATCCTACCAGGAGCAGTGATCTGAGTACATCCTTTTCTTGGACCATCTTTGTCAAGAATAATTGATTGTCTTGAATCAGATGCCTGAAGCATCACATCAGCAGTCACATCCCCCTGTTTATGAATATGACCGAAATTTATAGATCCGTGATCATTTCCATAACGAAGAGCAGTATAATTTTGTTTTGCAGTATTATTTCCAGAAATATTACCAGCAAGAAGTTCTTCTCTACCAGCTTTAGGTGGAGTTCCAAGTTTTGTATTATTAGTATTTTGAGCAGTCGCCATTATTGATAATTCTTTATGATACTATTTAATATAGTTTTATTATTGTTCTGTTGTTGATTGTGGAGTGCCAGGAATATTGAGTCTTGGATCATTACTACGAATATCAGTACCAGATCTCTGAATTGCACTTGATGGAGTAGTGACTTTAGCAGTGATACTTTCTTGAAGAGTTGCATAAACTCTTACCTGAGTACCAGCAGTCTTATAATAACCCGCATAAGGAATTCCTTGATCATAGTAAACTGCACCATAATATGCTCTTCCATCCACATACCCAGTTTGTTTAAGTCCAACTAGATCTGTGACTTGAATGAGTTTATCTGGAGGAAGAAGTGGATCTCTAATAACACGAAATACTGGTCTAAAAGATGCATTAACACCAGTTTCTGATGGAATAGTAATTGATGGATAGACATTAAATCCAATTCCAGAATTTTCAACTTTTACATCTTTAATTTTACCAAAAGAATCGCAACTATAAGATATTACAGCTCCATTATCAGGAACTATTTGTAGTTGATCTTCACCGCAACTATAATTAATTCCAGGATTTTCAACAATTACTTTGTCTAGTACAAGAGTAGCAGGATATCCAGGACCTTGAGGTAATGGAGGAAGATATCCATTACCAGAATCATTAACAATTACTTCTTGCACAACACCTTTTCCTCCAATTCTTTTTGCGCACGGAGGGGGTATTAAGATAGCAGAAATTCCCATCGGATTTTCAATCCATGAAGTTTTATTAGATTCGGTAAGTATAATATCTTTACTTATAAAAAGAGCAACTCCTCTTGGATTATTATCATTATTACCATTACCTTTAATATTTTGAAGTTCAATAACAATATCATATTTACCTGCTGTTATATTAAAAGTATATTGAACTTTTTCCCCAATAAAATCAGATGTAGTATAAATTTTAACCCCACCTATTGTTAATGTTGCAATATTGTCTGCTTGAAAATTAAACTTATAAGTTCCATCCAGAGGAAAATTCACATTACTCCAAGTTAACTTGACTGTTCCAACCTCATTCACTGGATCCGGAGCAACGGAGAAATCGTTCATGAATTTGCTCCAACTTTTATCAGTATATCTAGTTAAATAAGGTCCAGAATAACTAACCCCATCTTTAGTTGGACTCTGAGAATTTCCAGGAACAGTTGAAGTTCCTGTATTTTTTATTTTTTCAATAGTAATTTTAATATTTTCATCATCACCATCAGCATCTCTTAATGCAAATTTATTTGAATTTCCTTTAATTGGTATTGGTCCTCTTGCTGCAGGATCAGCACCTATAATTTCAATAGGACCATATTGCTTTCCACCGCTAAAGGTTCCAGACTCTTTTATAGTTTCTTCTGTAGGTGCAGATAATCCTAAAACTCCACCAAGTCCATATTCTGTTCTTATAAATTTAACTTTTCCAGAATCTGAAGGTATTCTAACTTCCTTTGCTGCGAGTCCCGCAATATATGAAGCATCATTCACATCCATCACAAAAGTTATTTCAGCAGATCCAGTTCCATCAACTTGAAGATAATAACTGGATCCTTTTTGGACAAAATATGCTTTGATATTTGATGGAGATGAAGTAGAAGAAGTTCTCCAATCCTGAGTACTAAAAACTTTACTATCTATAATAGAACTAGTATCTTGTGAAGTATTTTCTAATTCAATTGAAATTGTATGACGACCTTTTGTAATAAAAACTTTTTGTGTTTTTACTTTATTAATTAAACCATTTTTAATCCATTTAGAATCACCAGAAGTAGTGACATCAAAAGCAATAATGCCATCAACATATACTCTTGCAGTGTTATCTCTTTGAACTTGAAATGCATAATATCCTTCATAAGGAATATCTATTTCCCAAGAATTTTTATGAACTATTCCACTACCATCACTTCCAGGAGTATTTAATGGCGGAACAGGCGATATTGCATATCTATTGAAAAAATCTTCCCATAATTCATTTCTTACTGGATACCACAATTCAGTAGAATTTGGAAATCTTGTTGTCCAAATAGGATTTGGTGGGCATTCTCCTTCTACTATTGGTAGTTGTTCTTGAGGAACTGAAGGAGTAGGTGCTTCTATTATCATAGAAACTCCCATTGGATTTTCATTAAAAGACTTTGGAGAAATTACTTGCCCTACTTCTGTAGCACTTTCTCCACCTTTTATCTTTTCAATAGTAATTTTAATATTTTCATCATCACCATCAGCATCTCTTAATGCAAGTTTATTGGACTCACCTTTAATTGGTATTGGCCCTCTTGCTGCAGGATCAGCACCTATAATTTCAATAGGACCATATTGCTTTCCACCGCTAAAGGTTCCAGACTCTTTTATAGTTTCTTCTGTAGGTGCAGATAATCCTAAAACTCCACCTAAAGCATATTCGGTTCTTATAAATTTAACTTTTCCAGAATCTGAAGGTATTCTAACTTCCTTAGCAGCCAATCCAGCAATTATAGTAGAATCATTCACATCCATCACAAAAGTTATTTCAGCAGATCCAGTTCCATCAACTTTAAGATAATAACTAGATCCTTTTTGAATAAATTTTGCTTTTAAAGATGCTGTAGTAGTTGTTGTTGTTTTGGTTTCAATAGTAGGAACATTCGTTAAATCAACACGAATTATATGATTGCCTTCTTGTATGGTTTTTTGTAGTGGAGAAGGATTGTCTGTAAAAGATTTAAGATTACCAACTAAAGAATCATCAATATAAACCTGACCTATATTATCACAAACTCCTCTAAAAATATATTCTCCACTAATGGGAAAATTATGTTCCCACTCTATCTGAAATACTTTACCTGCTTCATCAGTACCAACAGTATCAGATGATTTAACTGGAGAAACAGCATACAGATTCATAAATTCTCCCCATCTAGAATCTGTTACTTCTGTAGTTTCTTGAGTTGTGTATTGCTCTCCTAAAACAATAATTCTATCTGGTTGATACTGTCTAGTAGTCCAAAATGGAGATTGAATTGCATTTTGAAATGCTTCTATTTCTTTTTGAATAGGATCTTGTCCATCAGATGCATATGCATTTGGATCCCATTCGCCAAGTTCTTCCCCGTTTATTCCATATATTGATCCATAACCAACGTCAGTTGGTTCACAAATCTCATATTCCTCAAAATCTTCTTCGCCACTATACACTTCAACTTGATCAGCAGTTTCCCCAAGAACAGCAGTGAGAACAGTACCACTTCCAATCTGACATGGATCATTTGCGACTACAATAGGAGGATACTGATATCCATTACCACCATAAACAACGTCTACTGCAAGTAAAGATCCATCTATACCAATCACAGGATTTCCTACAGCACCTATACCACCTCCACCAAAAAATTGAATCTTAGGTGTTCCGCACGGAACATAGTTCTGAATTCCTCCACAAGTATCAGCAGTAGAAACAAGAGTATCTGGTGTTAAATTATTAACTTCATTAATGTTCAAATATTGAATATTATTATTGCCGTTTACGTAAATAAAAGTTGTTCCTGGATTATCTTTTGCATAATTATTTGCTTCACATATAGTAACTCCACTAACATATCCTAAAGTTGGGTCAATGTATCCAACTTTAATATCATCAGTACTAGGTGAAGCAGATAGATTAAAAGACATATCCTATTTTTTATTATTGATATTTATTAGTCATTAATATAAAGAAAACTCAATATCAGATTGATTTTGACTTGGTTGAGCAAACGGTGTTTGTGTAGTGGCAGGTGCCGTTGTTGGTTGCTGTGCTGCCTTATCAACCTCAGCAACTCTTGGTTGCTGAGACTCTTGTGCAGCTCCACTTCCATTTTGTAAGGCATAATAATCAGACGCAGCACAATTTGGTTTTAAATCACAACCAAAAATATTTAATTTTATATTCTCAAAACTTAATGCGGAAGTGATACTTCCAGATACACTACCAATTATATCTTTAGAACCCCCAATTGCACTAGAAACAGTACCCAGTTGAGATTGAATATCGAATAAGAAATTATTCACACTATCCAAAGCATCATTAACCCCAGTGGTCATTTCATCCATATTTAACGCAATTACATTTCCAGTTAAAGTTTCAACACTACAAATTGGTGTAGTAGGAGTCATTGGATTATCGCTAGATTGATCTGGGGGTAGTTCTTGATTTATTTGATCATTTAAAAGACCCTCTATTAATCCACATAAATTATTCGTTATTTTATTATAAATGCAAGTAATTGTCTCAGTAAGAGTTTTCTTAATATCAAAATACATATATCTTTGATTTGGTGGCATTAAATCCACAGTTGATCCCAATGCTTTATTAATTTGCTTCAGAACATACTCCATAATTTTATCAAATACAATTTTCATGTACTTTGCAATTGTACATGCAGCATCTGATATTAATTTCTGAATTGAAGATAAATTACTTGAAACGGCATCAACATATGATTGAGCAGCATTTAAAACTTTATCAATATCTTTTGTTAAATTTTCAATTACAGTTTGAATTGCTTTGAGTGCGGATTGGACTTTATCACAAGGAGACATTAAAACAGTCTTTCTTTGATAATAATCATTTCTTACAACGTCCGCCTTTGATTGCTCATGAACGGCATCAACATTTTCTTTTGTTGCTCCAGGTTGTGATGGAGAAGTTGGAGAATTCGCTTCAGCACATCTTGCTTTAATACCATCAGAAACTGCTTTTTGAACGAAATTATCTTTTTCAGTTCCAGTTAATCCCCTCGCTTCTGCTTCAGCAAGAGCACTTTGCTGATCTCTAAATTGCGTTGAAGTTAGTGATTTATCTGCCCTAAGACCAAATTCATTTACAGAAACACCGGGAGGAACAGGAGCACACTCTTCAGATTGTTCTTGAGTCTTTGGTTTATTAATTACAAGTCCATCATCTGGAACTTTTATATTTGGATCTTTATTTCCATCAGCAGGAGTTGCATACCCACTTGTTGCAAGACTTCCTGGTTGGGTATTAGTTACACGACTATCGCCAATCTTTGTAGATAGTTCTGTCTGAGCATTGTTACCAAGAACTCCCATAATGACCGGAACTTGTTGCTCTTGTCCATCAAGAAAGAAACCAAAAACAAACATTCCTTGACGAAGATTTGCTGTTCCTCCAGCATTTGATTGTCCTCCACCACCAGTCACAGGATACATTATCTGAGCCCAAGGAAGTTGATCTGAAGGTACTTCAGTTTCTCCCTGATCGTGAAGACCTATGATGCGAACTTTATAACGACGACTCCAACCAGGAACTTGATCCTTACTTTCAAATTTTCCGGCGAGCATATTATCTCGCCAAGTTGAATCACTGGCGATCTGCCCAATCCACCAGTTAAAACTTGCGCCAAGAAAACCCGAATTAAATAAAGTTCCTTCAGTCATTAATCCTCATATATTCTACATTCGAGAGCATCTGGATTATCATTACAATATAATTCCAGAGAAGTTGGATCGTGATGATCTTCTGGATGAGTTTCTACCCATCTCTCAAGTGCATTCAATTCTTCTTGAGTATGTCTTCTTGCCTGGGAAGATACCAATGGATCATCAAGAATTTTTTTGTCGTGATCAATATGCTGTTCTACGCTGTCCATAGTTAGCGTTATTATTTGATATTACTATTTAACAACTTTATATTGCATTATAATTTGGTGTTCCCTTTTTGCCCAAGGAATCCCTAACTAAGGTTAATTTAGTATATCCACCATTAGACAAACTTATATAGTGACATAATTCTGCAATAGTATAAAATCCACCAAACTGCTCATTAAAATCTTGAGTATCTTTACTTGATAGTTCTGGAGAATCTACAAAAATTAAATCACCTGCGTGCAAACTAAAATCTGCAGTAACAGTAATAGTAACCTGAGTTGAGAAGAATTGATTATATCTCATTACAGATTGGTTTAAAATATTTTTAG